TGACCAATAATCTGTACATATCCATCACGCAATCTACGTGCTCGCATAGTTGTTGAAGGAATGTGCCCTAGATATCCAATCTCTCCAGCAGTAGTTCTACCAATTTCTAGATAACCATTTCCCGTGGCCTGTACATCAGTATATACCTTTTCCATCGTTAGGTTAAATGAATCATCATCATTTAAGCTTTCTAGCCAATCCTTTAACTCTACTTTTGCGCGTTCAATACGCTTTCTAGCCTTATCGGTTGCTGACTCATTGGTAGATGCCTCGATAGCCATAAGAGTTTTTTGTGTTGGCTTAAACTCATAGCCTAGCCCAACAATGTTTTCAACTTTTGCATCGATGGCAGCGTGATTAGCAAATGAGGTGTCATAATAGTTTGCAAGCTCGTAAAGGTTCCATGGTGGGGTAATAACATCGAATAGTCCGTAGCCATTGCGATATACAACGCCAGGGTTGATTTCTTTTGAATATGCCCCGTTTATTCCACGGCTAGTGGTCAATGCGCTATCTTGGTATTCTGGCCTTGTCGTGTCTACATTGTTTCCTATGGCTGATATGTCTGCCTTAGAGATGCGATCTGATCTGCGCTTAAAGTTTTTTTCTAAACCAGACAAGGACTTCAAATCATCCCAGGTTTTTGCAAATGGGTCTTGATCCTTAAAAATGTTGTTTTCTAGCTCCAACCTATCAAGGCCGAGGTCTCTAATATACTGTTCTGACATTAGTCATCACTTCCATATTTAGCTAGGGTTTCTTTAGCTGCCATTACTGCACCAAGATCATTCATGCTTGGAATTAGGCCTTGCTTCATTCTGTCTAGCTGTTCGCTATACTCTTCTTCGGAAACTCTTTCTACCCCTGGCATAAACTCGTATGAGCCGTCGCCTTGGCCAAGAGCCGTAGCCTCCTGTTGCAATTTATGAATCTGAAGTGCGTCACCCCTATGGGACGGAATGTTTAGAACATTACCACTACCATCTGTAAAAGCTTTGCCGTTAGCCTTTTTCCAGAAATAAATACCCCAGTCATACTGCTTATCTAAAACTGTAAGCTTTGACTCGCCAACCTGACCAGGAACTCTAAATTTTTCATCATTCATAACCACCAGTATACCATATTATACTGCTGATATTGTTTGTGTTTGCCAAGAAATATCCTTTAACACGTTATACTCATAAGACTTTAGCGTCAATGGTCTTGTATCATCAACAATTATTTTGTTAGTTCCAGTATAGGTTTTGTATATGTCTGACGGATCAACTCCGTAGTAGCTTCTTGAAGAAAGTATCAGAACTCCATTCCAAATATATGATGTATCCCAATATTCCCAGTCAAAGTCTAATGATCCAGAGGTTTTAACCTTTATCCATGGCCTTGAGGTAATCTGCTGCACCTCTTGTAGGTTTGTTGATTGATAGTGAGAAAGCATATTTATTAAAATTGGACCAGATATTCTTAAAAATCCTATGTAATTATTTAAATTAAGAGTATTAGAAAAGCTGATTCCAAGCATACCCCACTGTTTCACAGTTATGTTTGGCTCTTTTACAATTTTCCCATTCCAGTAAAAAGCTATTCCATTCTCAAGCAGTCCAGTCTTAGCATTAACTGCATAAATTTTTGCTCTTTTGCCGCCTGGATGGTTGGCCACTAGATAAAACTTTAGCAATGATCCCCTTGACTCAATTTGAAAAATTTCTGTTGGGGCAAATGGGAAGAAGTCTTCGTCGTATCTTATAGCCATTTGAGAGGCTATTATCTTATAGTCTGACGACCTACCCTCATTTAATGGTATTGATAGGCCACGGTCTACTAGGGGATCGTAGTCGCCCCTTACCTGTATGCCACTTGTTCTTGTAAGATATAGGTAAGGAGAGCTTCCTTTATAAATACTAAATGGGTTTCTGCTCTTGTAGTCATAGTAAACTCCAGACTTCTTGTATGGATATATTTTTGTTCCAAACCTGGTTCCAACCCCTACTGGGGTAGTGTCATTAAGTGCCTGGGACGAGTACTGAAGCTTTTTAATCTTAATTGGGTTATAACTTAAACCATCTACAATAAACTCTATATGGGTTACTAGAGCCAACTCACTAAAGTTAACCCCAGACGGTGGATAAATTATCATATTGTCTACTACCTCATATTTTGTGCTAGACCAGTCTTCTAGAGAGCTTCCTGGAATAATTACCCCATTTTTAGGTGCAGGTATTGTGCTTGTAAAGTATTCAGAAGACTCGTTAGCTCCGTTTTTTAAATACTGAAAAGTTATGTATGTCTTTACTAGTGATGAAGATGTGTCATAGCTGTAGGACTTGATTGCTTTATTTTTTAGATCAAGGTAGTCCTGATATCCAGTAAACAACTGATTATCTAAAGAAGAGTATGTTCTTTGTACTGGAACAGCATATTGCGATTGTAGCTGATCGTAGGTCCATGAACTGGATGTTTCGTCTTCAGAAAATATTGATGGTGCTGGGTAGTTTATATTAAACTGAATAAAGTCCAGCTCGTATCTAGATTGATTGTTTGCGTCTGTTACATATTTGGCAAAATAGCTAAGTGGAATGTAGTCTTCCCAATAAGAGTCTGCAGAAATATCTAGCACAAAATTGCCAAAATATGATTTGGGAGATATGGTGTAGCTTGCAATATGTGGCTGTAGGTTAGCTGTTGCTATTGTTGCTGGAGTTCCACCATCATAAAGAATAGTCCAAAATGTTGTTGATGCCTCCCCGCCGTCGAGCTCTAATCCATCCAGCAAATACTGAAGGTCTTGCTGATCAACAACTATACCTCTATTGCTAAACAGGTGAGATATTTTCTTGAGGTTTCTTTTAGTACAAAATCCAACATTATATATATGGCCCAAGAATGTTTTGTCAAATTCTTTATTTCCACCAACAGACATGCTTAAGAGTGACTTTTTTCCAAAAAATGATGCAAGGTTGCCGCCAAAATAACTAACAAATGACTGTATATTTATACCAACAGAAAAGTCTTCACCAAGATAATGTTTTTGCGCTCTATAGATTATCTCTTCTTGTGAATTAAAATATAAAATATAATCTATCGAGTCTGACGCAAGTTTTATTTGAAAATAATTAGAGCTAGACACGTCATCTATCTGAAAAAGTATCTGCTCTCTATTTGCTGAATCTATTTCACGAAAAACGCCGTAGAAGCCTTTTACATCTTCTGAAAGAACACTGAGCCTATCTACCAAAACATATCCCTGAGTTTGATCCCATTGAGAGTTTGGGTATAGCGACACAAAGCTATCAGACATTTCTGACTGGGCTAGTGCTATATCAATATTCCACTCATCCCTTGTTTTATTGTTAAATATAACTTTAGGCTCTGGCAGAGTTGGAGAAGATAGCATACCATTATCAACAGATAGGTTTTCAACTATGGCCTGATCCCACTTACCGATATCTGGATAGCTATAGCTATTTGCATAATTTGCAAACGGATAGTCTATAAAAACTGAGGTTCCGCTATATGCAGTATTAATGTTTTCTGGAAACTCTACGCCCTGGCCATAAATCCATCTACGCTTTAGCATTATTTGAGATGTCTTGTATGGATATATTGCTATGCAGTCTATTTCTATTGGGGATACATCCTGATAAGAATAAAATCCAATCCAGTCCTGACTTTTACCAGAAGAATTTGTTTTATCTGGAAAATTTAAAACACTATTTGCTATATTTAATGACACTACCTCTTCGCCATTTATAAGTAAGCTAGCCGAAGATCTTGAATAATTAATATTAATAAGCATAGGCCTTTGCCATTCACCAACAAAGTAGGACCCAAAAAGATCTCCAATTTTTAAAATAATCAACGGACCGTGAACATACACCCCATCTTCAGAAGATATTGGCCCTAGGATTCTTTTTTCTATTGGACTATCTGAGCTTATTCTTAGCCATGCCTCAAAGGTATAGTCACGATACTCTCCAGATGAATTCAAAAATCCGTATCCAGGAACAATTAAAGATGGACCAGCACTTGGAGACAAAATTGTTACGTTTGAAGCACCATAAACCATAGGCATTCCAGTATTTTTTGCTAAAAGTGCATAGTCGTCAATAAAGTAATATCCAGGAGATTCCTGAATTCCATAAGCATTTGCCTCTACCACCTTGGATGCAGGGAGGGCTATAGATGATGGAAGATTTTGTTGAGCAACCCCTAGGGAAACAGAGTTAAACTCTTCTGACCATTGTCCTACAGATAGTCCATTTATTAAAAATTTATAGTCTTCTACTGAGGAGGCGCCACCGATATAGTTAATTTTAAACAATATTCTCATTGTAGAATTATCGCTTGGAATATCAAATGTTTCTGCAATAAACATCCATTTTTGAGAAACACTTGTATCAAATCTTTTTGTTTTTTGAACATTTTCTGCTGATACAGAGTCGTAATACTCGTATCCTATTTCTATGCTATCTAGGTATGCCCCATCAGAATAAACATAGGCTCCAATGGCAAAGGTTGAAAGATCAGAGTTTAGTAATGAAAAATTAATGCCGTCTGGTCCACCGATATTGTCTGGACTAATACATACAACCTGTCCAAAATCTTGATCAGTCAAACTTCCAGTTATTTCTGTTGTGTAACTGGCGCTAAATGGCTCGTCTACAACTGATGATTTTAAAATTGCTGAGCCACCAGAAATATTCCAATCAGAGATGTCTCTGTCTTGCTCTGATATTAATGATACAAAGTCTGCTACGTCATCAAGTGCCCACAAAGCCAGTGGGTGTTCGCTAAATATTTTTTCAGCATATACATTTGATGGGCTAGACATGATAGTCTATTTTATCACACTATGAGCGAAAACCATCTAGGAATTGTATAAGCGGTCATTTATGAATCTAATTGTCTTAAGAAAATGACATTGATCCGTGTGAGGAATGAGACCCATTTTTGCATCTACTACATGAGCTAAGGGTTGCCTCAGTAACAGGACATTTAGCAGTTACAATATTGTGACCACGAAAAAAGCATATTACTTTATTTTTTAGATTCTTGTTCAATTTAAAGGTATCCAATGCTGTTCATGCTTTATGCCTGCGCCCATTAAATCTTTGAGTGGAATTATGTCATAAGCTATTGTTATTCTAGGACCATCCCAACTCCAATCACCCATTGCATGAGGGTGTCCCATTTCTGAGAGAACTGCACGATTATCTAAATTCACGTTAGTCTTTGGACCCTGTGTAGTGATATAGTGAGTTTCTGATGGCTCTGCCTTGACGCAGTAATATCCGTGAAAATTAGGAGCACCTTCGTGACCATGCTCATGCCAATCAAGTTTCCCGCTACCTGCATGATTAATGTTAAACCATCCTTGCAACATAAATCGTTGATCTTCAAAATTTAATTCATAATATTCGCAGGCTTCACGAACCATTTGCCCAACGGCCTTATATAATGAATAGATTTCCTTGGTATGGAATTGAAAAACATTATACTGTGACCACTTCATTGTAGAAATGCTTCCAGATGATTTCCAAACTTCATTATCTGTTTCTGGAGTCACACCGATAATTTCTGCATTTTTTATTAATTCATATCTTTTTGTTAAATCATTCGATAACTTTTCTAGATTATTATCTAGAAAATATTCAAAGAATTTATGTGGCTGTGATGATTTACTTACTGGTGCTAAACTCATTATTTTCCCATCTGTAATAATATTGCTTTTTCTATAACAATATTATACACCATACGGAGATAATTACAAAAGGTATTTTATTTTAGAAAAAATAGAAATAGGCTGGTGCAAAACCAAATACACCAAAGAAGCTAAATACCGAAAATGGAACAAAAGAGAATGTTGTAACGCTTGGAGATGCGGCTGATGCCAGAGATCTACCATTAGCATTATCTGCATAAACAGTATATGTTTGTGCAGTTCCTGCCTCCTGACCAACATTTTTTGTTGTTGTTGCACTATTGTCAACTTTTCCATCAGACGATGTTATGTAGTAATTAGTTATTGCCTTACCACCATTAGCGCCTGCCGTCCAAGAAACAGTGTCATAGTTAGCTCCTCCTGGAGACGTTGCAGTAACTGAAGTTGGTGCTGCTGGAACAGTTGTTGCTGTTACTGAAGAGGATGCTGAAGATGTTCCAGAAACTCCCTGAGCATTTGCTGCAGTTACAGTAAAAGTATACGCAGTATCTGACTGTAGTCCTTCGACCGTTAAAGGCGAAGCTGAGCCAGATGCAGTGTATGATCCTGGTGAAGATGTAACTGTATAGCTAGTTGCTGCTGGTGAGTTAGCAGGCAAAGAGAATGATACTGATGCTGCTCCATTGTTAAATGCTCTTGATGTTCCGACATCTGTAGCCACAACGTTTATTGGGGTAGCTGGTTGCAAAAAGTCGTTTTGTGCAAGAGACTTTTTACCTACTCTTTTATTTGCTGCCATTTATTATATTCCCCTTCTAGGATTAAGCTGATAGATCTCCGAAAACAACCCAAGTGTTTTCAGCTCTCTTGAATAATGTAGCAGATGACCACTGGGTACGTAGTTTTAGACCTGGAGTAGCGTTAACTGTAACTCCACCTGCACCTGCGATAGTAACCTGTCCAGCACCTGTCTGTAGGATATCAATAGACGTTCCTACTGGGTATGCAACAGATGAATTTGTAGGGATAGTAATAGTAACCCCTGA